GGAACGCCGCCGTCTCCCGGCCCACCCACGCCTCCATCAGCGCGCGGCGGCAGCGCCGCTCGGCCTCCTCGGGCGGCACCGCCATCGGGAAGGACTCCGAGGCGATCCGGGTCGTGTCGACGGTGATGCGCCGCGCCTCGACGAGGGCCGCGTCGTAATCCTCGTCGGCCCGCGCGACCTGCCACTTCAGTGCCTGCGGCAGTTCGGTCTCCTGGCCGCGGGTGAGCTCGATGACGTCGTCGTCGCGGGCGGCGACCAGATCGTCGGGCGCGAGGGTGGTGACGGAGGCCCGGCCGCGCATGACGAAGCGGATTACGCCCTCGGTCTCGACTGCGTCGAAGCCGAAGTGCCGCGACAGCGTGGTGATCGAGGCGCGCGGGCTTTCGAGAGCCGTGATGGCGTAGCCCTCGACCGCGCCCCAGAGCCCGGTAACGTCGATCCGACTCTCGGGCAGGCCTGCGCACAGGCAGAGGTGGCGGACGAGCGCGGCCAGCGACACCGCCCCGAGCCGCCCCGTCAGCCAGTGACCGAGCCGCCAGTTCGCGCCGTCCGTCCAGACGTCGGTCAGCGCCGGGAAGAACGGGTACGGCCGCGCGTCCCAGGTCCAGGCGGCGCATTCCGGCACATGCACCATCCGGCCGCCGTAGACCGAGGACAGCGGATTGTTCGCGGCATCGCCCCACCAGAGATACGTCGCCTCGAGATACGCGCGTTGGATCGCGTCATCGCGCCAGCCCCGCGAGAAATGCGGCGTGAAGCTCTCGGACGACTTCGGATCGAAGAAGACGTTGGGCTGGTTCGTGCCCCGGTCGATGGCGGGACAGCCGAGCTCGGTGAACCAGATCGGCTTCGACTCCGGCGCCCATGCCGTCGGCGTCCCGCTCTCCACCCCGCCCGGGCGGTCGTAATGCGCTTTCGACCACCAGGCGCGCAGATCCTTGTAGCGGAAGACCCATGGCTTGGCCGCCGCACCGTCCGTGATGGGCGTCCGGACCTGCGCGGAGCGGTGGGCCGCGCCGGCATAAAACCAGTCGAAGCCTTCCCCGCCCGCGATGTTCCCCTGCAGGTAAGCCCGGTCATAGATTGCGGGCCAGCCCTCGGCCGCATCCGCGTGTTCGAACCCATCGCGCCAGTCCGACAGCGGCATGTAGTTGTCGATCCCGACGAAATCGATCTCCGGATCGGCCCAGAGCGGGTCGAGATGGAAGTACACGTCGCCCGAACCATCGCCCGGCTGGTGCCCGAAGTATTCCGACCAGTCGGCGGCGTAGCCGATCTTCGTCCCTGACCCGAGGATCGAGCGCACATCCGCGAGCAGATCCCGATACGCCTGCACGGCCGGATAGCTGCTGGCGCCCGAGCGGATCATCGTCAGCCCCGGCATCTCGGTGCCGATCAGGAAGGCATCGACCCCGCCCGCCGCCGCGCAGAGATGGGCGTAGTGCAGCACCATGCGCCGCAGGCCCCAGTCACCGGCCGCGCCGGTCCAGCTGACGCTCTCGCCCGATACGCTGAAGCTGGCGGGTGTGGCCGCGCCGAACAGCGCCGCGACCTGCGCAGCCGCCGTGGCAGTCTTGTCCACGGTCCCTGCGAACCCCGCTGCAGGCGAACAGGTGATCCGCCCCCGCCAGGGGAATGCGGGCTGGCCGGTCTCCGCGGCATTGTCGGAATACGGGTTCGGCAGCGTATTGTCGGGCGGCACGTCCATCAGGATGAAGGGATAGAAGGTGACACGCAGCCCACGCGCCTTCATCTCCTGGATCGCCTGCACCACCGCGAAGTCGGACGGCGTGCCGCCATATACGGGGCGGTCCTGATCGTCGCGGCTGACGAGGAAGGCGGCGGCGCGGCTGACGCCATTGACCGACCAGCTGGCGGGCGTGGTCGACTTGGCCGACACCTCGACGCCGGGCCGCACCTTGCAGGAGCCCGCGCGCAGATCGTCGCCGAACCAGGCGACCACGAGGCTGACGCTCTCGACCGCAGGCGCCATCGCCTGCAGGCGGTCCAGCGCCTCCACCATGTCGGTGGAGTCGGCCAGCGCGTTCAGGTTCTCGGGCACCGTCGCGCCGCCATCGGTCTTGCGGATGGCCTGCGTCGCATAGGTGAACTCGCCCGAGGCCGGGATCATTGTCACGGCCTGCACCAGCCCCTCGGCCGTGTCGGGATCGGCCAGCGGACGGAACACTTCGAATGAGAGCTGCGGCAGGCGGTTGCCGAAGGTCGAGAGCGCCAGCTCCTCGAAGACGACATAGGCGGTGCCGCGATAGGCCGGGGTGTTCGCCGCACCCATCTTCGCCGCGATGAACGGATCGGCGGTCTGCACCTCATCGCCGGGATACCAGCGCCAGGTGACGCCGGAGAGGTCCATCGGCTTGCCGTCGGCCCAGATGCGGCCGATGCCGGTGATCGGGCCCTCGCAGAGCGCCACGGCGAAGGAGGCATAGTAGAGATACTCGGTCGTCTTGACCTTGCCGCCCCCGCCACCCTTGCCACCGCCCTGCGTGGTGGTCTTGGTCTCCTCGCGGAAATCGGTCGCCCAGATGATGTTGCCGCCGATCCGCATGCGGCCGTAGAGCCGCGGGATCACCGCGCCCTCGGTGGCCGAAGTGATGCGCAGCGTGTCGAGCCGCGCGCCCTCGATGCGCTGGGTGGGCGCCAGCGACGAGATGATCCAGCTGTCGACGACCGAGCCGATGCTGGAGCCGATGAAGCCGCCGATGGTGGCGGCGCCGAGGACCGCGCCGCCGATGCTGCCGCCAATGGCGGCGCCGGCCGCGCCGAGAACGAGGGTGGCCATGTCGGGGTCTCAGCGTTGCGGGAACAGGAAGGCGAAGGCGATGCGCCGCCGCCAGGATGGGGTGAGCGGTTCCTCGATCACGCCGAGCCGCTCGTAGGCGTGGAGGAAGGTATCGGGGTCGGTGAGGATCCCGACATGCTTGGCGATGGCGCGCGGCTTCATGCGGAAGAGGACCAGCGCGCCGGGAACGGCCGCTGCCGGTTCCACCTCGATCATCATGCTCCGCGCTCCCTCGGCCAGAACCTCGCGCGGGCCGGTCTCGCCCCAGTCGCGGCTGTAGGGCGGGATCGGGAACGGCTCGGGGCCCACCACCTCGCGCCAGACGCCCCGTGCCAGCCCGAGGCAGTCGCAGCCGACGCCGCGCAGGCTGGCCTGGTCGTGATACGGCGTGCCCAGCCAGGACCGCGCGATGGCAATGACGCGCGCCGGGTCGGCCGATGCGAGAGGTTGCGTCACAGCACGCCACCCTCGTGCCCGCCATCCTTCGTGGCGTAGCGCAGCACCGCATCCTGGCCGGGGATGTGTGGGAAGCCGCGGAAGTTGACCGTGTTGGCGAACTTGGTGCCGCAGGTCTCGATCCGCTTGTCGCAGCCCGCACGGATGGTGAAGCCGTCACCCTCGGCGATCGCGCGCACCGGCGCTTCGAGCAGGGTCAGCACGGCGATGCCGTCCGTCACGTCATGGCCGAGCACCTCGGTGCGCCGCCCCGCGTTCGCGCCGCTGGTCCAGTCCAGCGTCCCGAAGGTGAACCAGCCGGAGGTGAAGCCGCCGAGGCCCGAGGCAGTGAAGGCGCGGTCGCGCAGCATGTCGATTACGGCGCCGGTTCCCTTGTAGGCGGGGTCCTCCGGATCGACGCCGCAGCGCGCGTCCCCGAGCGCGGCGTCACAGGTCGCCTGGAACGTCCGCCCGACCGTCTGGCCGAGGACGTGCGCGAGCGAGCGCACCTCCGCGACGAAGGCCAGCCGCCCGCGCCGGATCTGGCCGATGGCGCCCCGGCGCATCAGTACGCGCTGGCTCGTATCGGACCAGTTCACCCGCCAGACTTCGACCTCAGCGTTGTCCCAGCGGCCGTCGAGGATGTCGGTCTCGGTGATCCGGTCGGAGGTCAGCACGCCCTCGGCGTCCTGCGCATCGACCGACAGGTCCGAGCCCGAGCGCACCTCGGACGCCGTGAGCCCGCTCTCGGGTTCGAAGTGCGTGCCTTCGAAGCCCAGCGTCCGGTCGTGATCGGTGAAGCCGAAACTCAAACCATCGGCGCGGGCAATCCGCCAGCACCAGGCAAGCGTCGTCGTGCCCTCGTCGAGATGGGCCTGCAAGGCGGGATCGAGGGACTTCATCGGCGCAGTTCCAGAAGCGGAATGGTGGTGATCGAGCCGAGCCGCTCGAGGTCGAGCGTCACGTCGAGCACGTCGGTGTCGAAGCGGACGGGCACGTCGAACTCGAAGCCCGCGGTGATCGCGACGCCAGCGCCCGGCGCGCCGCTGAAGGTGACGACGCCAGTGGCGGTGTTGACGGACCAGCCGGAGGGCTGCTCGACCCCGGCGAGCGCTATGCGCACGGTTCCGGTCACCGGCTTGGCGATGGCCCGCGTCCAGGATTGCGCACCGGAGGCGTAGCGCTTCACCAGCTGGAAAGCGGTGGTCGTGCCATCCCCGGTGCCGATGGCCTGATCGGTCGGCGATGGCGTGCCCGAGGGCAGGCAGGACTTGTGGTCGCCCCAGTCCTTGAAGCGGAAGCCATGGAGGCGGCCGTTGCGCGCCTCGAAGAAGGAGACCACGGCCGCCAGATCGTCCGCGCGGCGGATGCCGTAGGCCACATCATAGCGGCGGCGGCTGTTCGCCCAGCTGGCGTTGCGTTCCTCGTCGCCCGAGGCAAGCTCGACGATTTGCGTGCGCCGTTCCGGCCCACCCCGCGCGCCCCGGCTGATGTTGTCGGGAAACCGGACATCGTGAAACGCCATCACATGCCCCTCCGCCCGAGCGACACCGCCCGAGCGATGTCCGCCGCGACCTGCGTGCGGGACTGGCGGAAGCTCTCGGCATCGCGGGCCATGATGGTGACGTTGACCCCGCCGCCCGCGCCGTAGCTCTGCGCCTCGCGGCGCGAGAGAACCCGCTCGCCGCGCTGCAGGATTGCGGGCACCTCGTCGTGGCGAAGTCCGGCCATGCCGCCTGAATGCATCCGGGGCGCGGCGGCGAAGGCCATGGCAGGTACCAACCGTGAAGGCCCGGCCGATCCGACCATCCCGCCCGCATGCAGGACGTTGGCGAAGATGCCGCCCGCCCCGGAGAACACGCCGGAGAGCGCATTGGCGATCGGCCCGAGGATGAACCGCCGCGCCGCCAACTGGGCGAGATCGGCCAGCAGCGAGGTGACGAGGTCGCGGAAGTTCAGCTTGCCGGTCTTCACGAACTGGCCCACCGCGTTCTCGGCCGACTGGAAGGCGCCAACGAGGCTCTGGCCGATATCGCCACCGATCTCACGCGCCTTGCTGGCGTAATCCGACAGCGCCGCCGTGACCGCCTGCCAGCCGGTGACGGCGGCGTCGGTCGCGGGCTCCGCCGCAGCGGCAGCTGCCCCGGCCGCCGCACCCGCACCGGTGGCGGCGCGTCCGGCGTCGCCGAGCGCGGTGCCCAGATCGTCCGCCGCAGTCGCGGCATCCTGGAGGGATGCTTCCGACTCCGACCCGCTGCCCGCCACGGCAGCCTTCAGCGCGTCCCAGGCGGCCAGCGGCCGGGTGGCGGCCTCGCTCAGCATTCCGGCCGCCTCGCGGTAGCCGTCGGCCCGGGCGCGGGCATCCTCGGCCGTCGCCCCAAGACCGAGATCGGGCGCATCGACATAGCTGCGCAACAGCGCAGCGGAAAACGCATCGGCCGCTGCGACGCCTGCAGCTTCGGCCGCGCCGGCGAACGGGTTGTCGACCCGGCCGAGTGCGACCGGATCGAGCGTACCGATCCGCACGCCGCCTTCGCCGGTCGCCCATTCGGGAAGCATGTCCAGAGCGCCGTTCAGCGCCGAAATGAAGCCGTTGATGCGTGTGACGACGCCGTTCAGCATCGCCTCGACGCCGCCGATCAGCCCGTTAGCCGCCTGGAAGGCGAAGTCGCCGATGGCGCCGGGGAGACGCCCCCAGATCGCCTTCATCGCATCGAAGGAACCCTGAAAGATCGCGACGGAGCGGTCGCCGAAGCTGACAACGCCCCCGATGGCGCCGTCGAGCGCGGTCAGTGCGGTGGCCTTCAACCCCTCCCATCCCGCAGCCATTCGAGCCAATGCAGCGTCGAGCGCGAGGCCCACGCGGCCCCAGACTTCGGAGGCCAGATCGGAGAGCAGACGAAACGCCTCGCCGAGCCCACCGACGCGCTCCACAAGGCGGGTGAACTGGTAGACAAGCTCACCCGCGCCAACGATCAGCGCGCCGATCCCGGTGCGGATCAGCGCGCCACGCAGGAGCACGAGCGCCGTGGCGAGCCCGCGCACGGAAATGGCGGCGGCGACGAACCCCGCCACCCAGCGGCCCGCCATGATTGAGACGAAGGTCGCGGCATAGGAGGCCAGCCGCCCGATGTTGCCGATCAGGGCGTCCAGCGCACGCCCGAGCACTCCGCCTTCGGAGGCAAGGCTGACGAAGGCATTCGCCATCCACTCCACCGCCGGGGCGAGCGCCACGCCGATCCGGTTCCGAATGCCTTCGAACACCTGAGAGACACCGACGAGCGCGATCTGGGTGCGCTGCAGCGCCTGAATTGCGCTTGCGTCCAGCACCGCGCCCAGGTCATCGGCCTGGTTGCCGAGCCGTTCCATCTCGGCCCCGTTATTTCTGAGAAGCGGCAGCAGCCGGGTGGCGTCCGAGGCCATGGCCTCGAGATAGAAGGTCATCTCCTGCTGGCTGAGCCCGGCGCGCTCCAGCGTGTCCACGTAGAGCTGCAGCGCCTCGGGCCCTGAAAGCCGTGCGAACTGATCGGCAGTGACGCCGACGCGGGGCGCGACCCGCTCGAAGAAATCGGCCATCGGGCCGCCGCCCGTGCTCAGGAAATCGCCGACGCGATCGTTCACGTCCTTCAGGATGTCGGCGAGCTTCTCCTGCTCGATGCCCACGGTGCGCGAGGCGCCCGCCCACCGCTGGAACGCCTCGGGGGCAGTGTTGGCCACCTGCGCAAACTGCTGGGTCTGGTTGGCCACCTGGATGGTGGCGCGGGTCATGGCGGCAAGCGCCGTCGTGACGCCAGCCGCCGCCGCGCTGAGCGCGATGCGGGCTCGGCGCGAGAAGGCGGCGAGCCGGGCATTCGCCGCTTCCATCTCGCGGCTGAGCCGCCCGAAACCGCGCGACCCGGCTTCACCCACGCCTTCCAGTTCGGCGCGCACCTGCCGTCCGCCCACGGCCGCGAGGCGGACGCTGACCCTCTTCTCAGCCATGGGAATGATCCATCTGTTCGTTGAGTTTGGCGATCATCACCGCTTCGATGACCGGCAGCAGTTCACCCATGGCGAGCGGCGGCACGCCGAGAGCGTCGCCGAGCGCGAGCGCCGCCGACAGGTCCCAGCCGATCACCGCGCCGGGAAGTGCGCGAAGCTGGCCGCCGAGACGCCCGACCAAGTCCCAGACCTGCCAGCCTTCAAGAGCCAGCGGTCGGTTCAGCCGCGCCGGGCAGTCCGGGCAGGTTTCCGAGCAGGCTTCGCAGTACCGGTCGCCCCCGCCGAAGGACCAGTCGGCGAGAGCGCGGAGGCGTTTTTTTCCTGTTCCAGCAACAGGCCCTTCGAGACGTAGGTCAGCTGGAACGCCTCGAAGATCGGCCAGACATCGAGCAGCGCGTCGATGGCCTCCGGGCTCGGCTCGATGGGATTGCCGTCGGCGTCGCCGATGCCCTCCCAGGCGAGCACCGCCCGCCGCGCCAGCGCCTTGGCGAAGGCGACGGCGCGTTCCTCGTCCGAGGCCTCCTCGGGCACCGCCTCGACGGCCGGATCGCTGCGTGTC